CGCTAAGATCAGCATATATCCCAGGGTATCCTGGATGTGCGTCATGTTGACGCATTTTGAAATCGACTTCCACTGCGCCGCTTGAGGGATATACCTGTGTGCCTGCGAACACTCCGTCATTTTCGTACACTGCAGTATTTGTCAATGTGTAATTCTGTCCGATTCTTCCGATACCTCTTACCGGCGCCGAGTCTCCGAGTGCAAGCTGAATTGCGTCTCCCTTCTGCAGCCAGGGTAGACATGACGTAAAGTAGTCATGACGCTTTCCGCGTCTCATGATTTGATAAGTTGCTTCCGTGTCAGGACCGTTACCTGTATTTACTACAACAGGGTCCTGAAGGTTCTGATCCCTGAACCATTCATTCCAGATTAAATTATAGGCACGGAAGGGTAAGCATGAAACATTGTATGCTTGCGTGATATTTGTCGGAAGTCCCATATAGTCATAAATCGATTCGTTGGGAACTGCCGACAGAGTGATTTCCGGTACCAGAAAATCTACTGAATCATCGGGAGACTTTCTTTCTCCGCAGAATTGCGCCCATTTGTCCCAGACGAGTCGATAGGGTACTGCAAAGAAGAATGTTTCGAGTCGCATGTTGTCCATAATCGGATAGAGAGGGGTTGCGAGCCTTGCGAATCCTGCCATGTTGACGGAAAAAGTATCTCCTGGCAGTGCTTCATCTACGAAGAATGGAATTAGGCCGCCGGCATCGAAGGTTGTTTTATATCCGTGCGAGCGGTCGAAGCTTGAGCGAGGAATATTAATTTTCGGAACCTCGCTGAACATGTGTTTCATAATAGATTTCATTTTTATATCTCCTGTTTGAATTGTAAGCCGTGAGCGATTTCCCTGGGCGCTTGCTCCGGAGTAAATACTCCGGTGAGCATATCGAATTTTCCCACCGAGTATAGCCTGTAATCTTCAGGGAATTTCGAGAGCATGCTTTCCTTGTCTAATATTACCATTTGGAATTGACGGATAGCCACGGCATCGTTGATTAGGAAGTGGGGAGAATTGTATATTCTGCTTTTAACATCGAGAACACAGTAAGCGTTAACGCTGTTCATTTTCGTATAATCTTCTTTCTCGCTGTTTTTTTGTTACTTCTTTGACGTTGGCAACGTAATAGCGATGTACGCCGCCTTTGTCTTTTTCCTTTGAGACCGCTTGACGCTTTTCTTTTACTTTTTTAATTTTTTTTGGATTGGTTTTTTCGATTAGTGAATCGTAATATCTGGACGGACGGTGCCGGATTCCCTGAATATGGAAATAGTCTTTTGGATATACGTCTGAAGTGTACTTCATTATCCAATCATGGCCTATTCCAGGTCGTTTTGACATCATTGCGAATTCCGGTATTCGTCCAGAATAATGATTGTCCGCTTTGTCTCCTGTGATTTTTTTTGCTGTGTATCCTGCAACGTATTTTGCACTTGAGAAGTCGAGATTTCCGATTGTTGAGTGTCCTCTTTTCCAGAGTCCGGTGAGCTCTTCTGATTGATACAATTCCTGTCCTGCTTTGTTATTGCGACTGAACAAGACGCGATCAGGGAAATTGTAACCAAACAGAAGAATATGATAATGTGGACGAGATAACTTTTCACCGTATTCACCCGCCAGATAATATCTTATTTTTATCGGTTGAATTTTTTGTCTTAGTGCTTTTATGAAGTCCTGAATATGTTCTTTTGAGAGTGTCCCCCCCTGGGGGAGATTATTATCGTCATACGTTAGCGTGACGAATGATGTGTACTCGTGAAGTTTTGCCTCATGATAGCACCTTGACGCCCATTCGTTTGTTTTATCGGTTCGGCAGCCGATACATTTTCCACAGGGGACCATGACGGGAAGATCGGTGTAAGCCTCCCTCGATTTGAAGGTCAGAGGCATTTTACCATTCTTCCCAGGCACGGTCGACCTGTGAGCCAGATTTGGACGATAGCAGGGCATTACAGCCGAATCCCCCCTCTCTTGAGTCCTGCCTTAAGTCCTCTGTTGAACATGTGCCCGGATCGGGCAGTTTTACTGAAGAGTTTTTTTGAGTGTCTTTTACCCATTTTGGAGCGTTTCTGCATTTGGTTTTTCACCTCCTTTCAATTGGGGTTTAAGTATTTGTAATTGTTTTATAAATGAGTTATTTTTGTTTGTCTAGTGTTTTTTGTGTTTTTGGGTTAAGTGTTTGTTTTTGTTTTGTTTCTCACTATAAGTGAGAGAGCAATAATATGATCAAGTAGTGTATTATTGCTTTTTTCCTCGGCCTTCGGCCTGCGGTCCTCGCAAAAAAAGACCGGTCTTTCGACCGGCCTTTTTCTGTCGAGGCTTTTAAACGCTTTTTAAGACGTTTTTTTTGTTTCAGTAGGGGATTGTACCCCTTCTACCTGAATTTTTGATTCTGGGGCTGTTTTGTGGGTTCTATCGTTAGTTCTGAGCCCCAGTTTGACGCTTTCAGCGTCGTTTTTAGGGTCCTCAAGGAATGCGAGGAACGACGTGGGGTCGTTGTTGAACCTCTTGCGGATCTCCGAGGGGAGCTCGTTGAAGTTTTCACCGACCTTGATTTGTAATTCGAGAGCCTGGCGGAAGTCGAGGGACGAAACGTCCCCGTACATGGCTTCGAATCTTGAGACATGATTGATTAGACCTGTCCGGTCATATTTTTTTATGATGTTGTTCACGTCACATTCGGCCTTATGGCCCTGTTCCGTTTTGTAAATAGGCTTTCCCTCTTCATCGACGGGGAAAATCTGTGCCGTGAAGAGTTTTACATCTTTACGGGTATATTTTTTGTTTCCAAATTTTTCTCTGAATGCTTTACTCATCGTCGTTTTCCTCCTCTTCCGAGAGTTCCTCCCAGAACGTTGTGAAGATTAAGAGCATCGGTAAGGGCATCAATGAAACCCAGAACGTCTCCCGCCGGTCCTCTATACGCTTCGCTGGTTTTTTCAAGTTTGTCTGCAATGGACTTCATCTCCCTTATGTTTTGAACGATGAGTTTCCTTTGCATTATTGTGTTTGCTGTCATTTCCTTTGTTTGACTAATGTCGTAGGCGATCTTTAATGTTTCCGCTTTTATCTTTATGAATTCCTCCCTTAAATTTTTTACCTGTTCATCGTAGACGCCTTCTCGAGACCTTGATTCTTCCTTCTGTTGAATCGCTAAGGCAGTTTCCTCGCCCATTTTGGAGATTTTGGCAAGAATCTCTTGTTTCTCGTAAGCAACCCTTTCTGTCTCAGCAATGTTTTTAGCTGACGAACTAGAAGGGTTAGAGGGTGGGGCTTGAGCCATCGGTGCTTGGACAGTGGCCATTGAGGGTTGACCTGACACATTGAATCCTCCTGAAGCCGCGAGGATTGGATTTAGCCCTGCAGCTTTCATGTCCTGTGTTGTTGTTTGATATCTAGTCCTATAAGCCTCTGCAGAATTGGCCCATGCCTTGTCCGCTGATTCTTGTGATCTGTCGAAAGCCTGTTTTGCGTTGAATTGATTTAATACGCCTCCGACCAATTGCCCTGGCAGGTCTGCGAATAGGCCGGTGATCCCTTTTGTTGCCGATCCGAGTATATCTCCGAAGAATGACATTTTTCGACCCCCTAGGATTGACGGAGAGCCCCGATCGACGGGGCTCCCGTGTCTTTGTATGGCTTAAAAGTGGTCGATTAAGCCAGGAACCGAGTAGACCGGCATCGGCCTGACGCATCTCATTTGGATATAGCTGTCGAAGATGAAATGCGGTTCCGTTGGTACAGCAATGACTCGATCCAACGGAGGATGCTCCTGGATGAATATATCCGTGAGCACCGGCATGTTTACGAATTCCTGCGAGAGATGCCATGCGTCGAGACTTTGAGCATCGTTTGACCGCATTTTTCCGGTGATCTTTGAAGGTTTGTATCTGTATTCGGCGTACCTCTCTTGATACCCGAATACGTTTTCCGCTTCGCCTGAAGTGATTGCATAATCGTTGACGAAGATTTCTTTATTTAGCACCGCCTGTTCGCCCAGGTGCGCCAGGGTAGGCCAGTAGAAATCGAATCGGGTTTGCCTGTTCCAGAATCTGTCGATGCCGTACTGGTAGGTGAGATCTGCTCTGACATTCATGATCCCGATAATGATGCAATGTTCCGTGAATGACTTTGAGAACCCGTGTTGAGTGAATCCTACGGTTCCGAATGCTCCGAGTTCTCCCGTGAAGTTGTTTGCGTCCGAGACTGTTTTTGCGATCGGTGTGACGTTGACCGGCGTTGATCCCCCACCGAGATATTCCGGACGCTGAAGCCTTGCGTCGGGGGAGATCACACCAAAATGTGATTGTACTATTTCGGTGTATCTTGTTCCGGCCCTTGCGTCCCTTTCGAGGATTCGCTGGACCTGTATAGCTTGACGGAGCTCGTTGACGGTGGATGCTGTCGCTGCGCTAAGATCAGCATATATCCCAGGGTATCCTGGATGTGCGTCATGTTGACGCATTTTGAAATCGACTTCCACTGCGCCGCTTGAGGGATATACCTGTGTGCCTGCGAACACTCCGTCATT